AAACGCATCATAATTTGGTATATCGTATAACTGCCCCAAATCCCTGCTAATATTATCAATGTCCTCCCTGCTAAAATAACGTGGGTTGCTTATCATTGCTCTGCAAAAATCCCTTGACTTTCCACCGGGTTTTAATGCAGGTGCATCTGGTCTTAATTCATACCTATATCGGATGAACAATTCCTCGAAGTCAGGAACTTTTTTTTTATCGCCTTTGTTGGTCAGGCTTATGCCCTTGTCTGATAGCTTTATTAAACCTTCAGCAGTCAGGGTTTCAAGTGCATCATCAATCTTTGTTTTATCCGTGTCAAATATCTTAACCAAATCTTCTGCCGTTACATCGGGAGTCTTTTTGATAATATCCAAAACACCTTCTTCCAACTTAGATAAAAATTCTTGCCTTGATGCAATAAACTTTTTTGTCTTTACTGATACAAAGTTTTCAATAGGCTCACCATACTTGGAAAATACAGAATAGTCCAACTCATCATTTTGCTTCTTTGGTTCTGAATTAGAAAATCCAGATGGTGCAGGTGCGCTATTTGGTAACACATCACCCCCTGCAAGTGGTGGTTTATTTACGATTGCCCTTATATCATTAACTGTGAGTGAAGTCAACACCTTATTCGCTACAATCGGACTCAATGAGTTCAATGAATCTGTTATGTCTTTGTTTACATTAGTAGATATATCCAAAGGTTTGCGACCTATAATCTCACGCATTTCATCTTTGGTTAAGATTTCACTTAATACTGTTTCATTAAATGAAGGCATTACTGGCTCAACTTTCTTAATCTGTAACTTGCCTTTAACAGGTGCAAAAATGTTATAAATCTTTTCCTGTATTTCCTGTTTTGGCGAAATATATTTGTTTTGAAATAAATGAAAAGCATCAATCATTTCATTCCTACCACCCAACTGACCTTCAACTCTTACACCAAAAAGCATAGGTGATACCACCTTATGACCTACAAATATTTCCTCTTGAATGGTTTTGTTTAATGCCTCATATCGTTTATCAAAGTCATCTCCATTTAAAGTCAACACATCTGGCACTCTGTTAGGGTCATCCACAAAGTCAACAACCATACTACCTGCCGAATCTGTATTTGTAAACTTGGCTTTTAATTGCCTTTCGGTTTTCTTCATCTCCTCATCCGAAGGCACTCCGTTCTTAAATACAATCATCTTAGAACCCTTAAACCCATTCTGAATTTCGGCTCTATGGAAGTTTGCAATTTCCGCATCGGTTATAATTGCAGGAACTGCACCAATATATTCGGGCAAAGTGTAAGTCTTTAAACCCGGCCTGTAAGACTTGTAATAAAATATGTAAACTTTCTGCTTTTTGCTTGGGTCATACGCAGGCAATGTTTCATACTCATCAGGTTTAAGATTTGCCTTGTATGTTCCATCCGTATTTACCCAAAAATCGGAAATGTAAAATTCCGAGTTATGCTCGTTGCTTCGCACCCTGCTATAATCCACATGATATAGTTCAGCTAACTGCCCTGTTTTATCGCATACACCTTTAAGATAAAATCCACCATAAAGAAGTTCATCCAATGCAGTTTTAGAAAGCAAATCATTGAGTGTTTCATAAGGATTAGGGTTGTCAATAAATGCTCTTAATTGTGCCTCTGCTTCACCTTCGATTCCTGTTGAATCAAATACCCAACCTTGCCCTGTTATATATAGCTGCTTATCTGTGCATATAGCGTTATGCTTTGCCGACCTATTAAACAAGGTTGTAAGGAATTGCGGATAGTCATTATTCTCGCCATAAAACACCCACTTTTGTTGCGAGCCTTTGCGTGGCTCTACAAATGCAGGAACTTTATTGTTTTCAAATTCTATTTTTATTAGGTTCATTATCCTACTATTTTAAACCAGATTGTAATGTCAGCATCAGTATCTGCATTATGTCCAGTGAGTTGAAGGTTTGCTATATGGAATGTAACTTGATTTGCAGTTGTTTGATAATACATAACAACAGGTGCGCCTGAGCCTGAGTATTTAATCTCAAAATCTATAACAGAATTGTTAGTTATATTAGTATTGTTAAGAGTAAAATTAGCAAGGCTATTTTTCACAACAGATTGAGTAAATGTGCAAACTCCACTTGTCGTGTTCAATGTAACTGAACTTACACCACTCGCAGTATTAGCAGTATTTAATATACTTTCCTTTGTTGCCCATTTATGAAAGTTCTCTAACTTTAATGGAGTTATGATTCTCGCATCATCTGTGCCTGCATCCGCTTCACCTTGTGTGGCTATCTCAGCAAGTCCTGCCAATGATTCACTTGCAACAACTGAAGCAAGTCCAGCAGGTGTTACTGCTCTCGTTGTATCGCTTCCTGTTTGTGTTTCTGCATTAGTTGCTAACTCAACAACTCCTTTTGCACTTGTGGATGCCGTCAAATAACCCTGCAAAAAAGTTGAAATCTTGGCAAGTGTTGTCTTGAATGTTGTCGAGCCTTGCACCATCGGAAACATATCTCCGCTTGCATTGGCTGCAACTAATGTTAATTCGCTTATTCTTTTATCGCTGCTCATAGTTGTATTAAATATCCATCTTCTTGTAAGATGTACGCATCATCTTCTTGTACTAAATAATCAAACTCAATCGGCTCGTATGCAACTGCCGTGTCATCATCTGGCTCATAGTTGATTATTGCATCTGCCTCTGGTAATACCCAAACCAAACCATTCTCAACTTGACCTACAATGTAAGGGACTGCCTCCTCTGCATTGGATAAGCCCGATGTATTGGCAAGGTTTGTTTCGTAAACATAGTAATTATAAAACCCCTCATTGCCTAACTCTATTTCGGCATTCAATGTATTCGTTCCTGACGCTATAACAAACCGATTGTAGCGTTCTTTATATTGGCTCGTATCATTAGCAATGAAATAATAGTCAACATTGGTCTGCTGATTATTGAACTGGAACAGATAAATAGGGTTTGTTAACGTGCTATTCTCTGTCAAAGTCAATGTTAGTGTATTGCTTTGGCCTTTTGTGAACTGAATCATCAATTATAAATAGCAAAAGTACAATTTATTGCATAAAAAAAGGAGGCCGAAGCCTCCCTCTTTCTCAACAACCCCTTATATTTATGAAAGCAATCCGCTTATTATTGAGCTGCTCACCTCGTTAGCAAGGTTTTTCTCCATGCCAGAGAGTGTCAAAGTGTAACCTTGAAACTCATTCATGGCTTGTCCAGAGTTAGCGTTTCCGCCTGTTACCTCTAAGCCATTATCTTTACCGAATAACCAATAGCTGCCGTCTTTTGTTTCAACAATTACAGACAATCTGTTTTTAATCAGGTTCTGTAATGTAGCTTGTGTTTCGTATTTTAACTTCACAAAGTTAGCAGTCAGAGTTTGCTCATAAGCAACTGTTCCAACTGTGGCATCACTTTGTATTGCTTGGGTAAAGTTGTTCTGTCCACGAGGTTCTAACTCATAAACAAAGAATTTCTTACCTGCTGCCTTAGTTATGCTTGTTACAAAACCACTTGCATTCTCGGTTACGGCAGTTACATTTGCCAATTCGGTTACATAGATTTTCTTAATACCTCCAACTGTATCTTTACAATCGAGGCTATATCCTGATACTATTGCACATGCCATATTTTTAAAATTATTAAAGGGGAGGTGTTACCCTCCCCAAATGATTACCAAGTAAATTTAACTATTTCAGAAGTTTGTGAAATCTGAACACCCATTTTGAATTTCAAGCGAATCATCACTTGGTCATAATCTTCAGAGTACCATGCTTTCACTTCTTCATCTTCACCTTCCAAATCAACACCTAAGAACATATTTGAAGTTCTCAAAGCGTATGCTGCTTTTTGACCATTCAATCCTGGTACTGGAATTACACCTACATTAGTTCCGTGTAATTTGTATTCACCAAGTGAATTATCAGTAGGCATGAAGTGGAACAGGTTAGCATTAGTTAATGCAGTTATGTACAAACGGCTGATGTCCTCACCGATAAATATCTTCAAGTCAGGCTTGTTGATAATATCCACAGGGATAGCAGCGTAAATAGCTTGCATTACGTCAATTACATTAGCAGCAGTTACGGCAGTTACAGGAGTGATGTAAGCAGCAGCGTTAGCTTGAACAGGTCCTGAAGCAGCACCGATAATCTTTACAAGACCATCAAATTTGTTCAAGTAATCTTGCCATTTAGCAGTATCACCTTGCCAGATAGCTAACTCGATTTTGTCTTTTACATCACCGATAACGGTATTCATAAAAGCCTCATCGATACCGCCTGGTAGTGATTCGTATTGTGAACCTGGTGCAAGTAACAACTGGGTGTATTTTGCCTCAAGTGTAGCCACGCAGAATGCTTGCTCTGCTTTTACTTTACCTACTGTAAGAACACGAGCAGAAATTGTGGTGTCGCCTGATGCGTTGATTAATCCACAAGTTCCACCTGCTTGCCAATACAGGTCATTAGATAAAGAAGGTACTTGAATTGATGATTTTACACCTGTTAATTTTTGCATTACAGATGCAGTCTTAGGTTCGAAGTAAGACTTGATGATGAGCATTTGCTCGTTTGTTTTGGTGTAGTTACTTAAACTACCAACTTGAAATCCAGCCATTTTTTTGTTTAAATTAAATTAGTTATAAATTATTTTCTTGCTGCTTTCCATTGTAAGAAAGCGTTTATTTTGTCATCTGCGGTTAGTGCTTTTTCTTTCTTTTCAGATAAGAATTTTACTGCACCATTTGGTTTGTTTTTCTCTGAAGGTTCAGCAGGAGTTTCAGCAATCTCTTTTACGATTTCAGTAACGGCAGCAAATTTCTCACCCATTGATTTGTCTTTGCTTTCCATCTCTTTGCTGATTGCTGCAAGTTTTTCTTCGTAAGATTTCATTGCAGTTTCAATAGCCTCAACACGGCTAACAACACCTGCGAAATCTTCTGCATATTTAGCGAATGCGGTTTCAAACTCACTTGCCATCTTTTCTTCTTTCTTGTCCTCAACTTCAACTTCGATTTCCATTTCTGGTTTTTCAATGCCAGTTACTAAACCACCAACGGTTGTGATTTTAGTTCCATCTTCAAGTTCGTGAGTTCCATCAGGTGCAGGAGTGGTATTGCCATCTTCTGCAATTACGTTAATGGCTACACCCTCTACAAGTTCGCCTTCCCATTGAACTATTGTTCCATCAGCTAATTTAGCTTCTGCCATTTTTTGCTCTCCAAAAAGTAACTTCTGGATTTTCTCAAATGCTTCTTTGCGTGTCATGTTCTTTTTTATTAAATAGATATTTATTTTTTTGTTGCTTTTTAATCCTCGATTTGTTTTACTATCTCGATAATTTTCTCAATAGTTGTTTGCGGTTTCTTGTCTATCTTGACCATATTAAACACACCCTCAACCGAGAATCCTTTGAATTTGCCTGTCTTTATAAATTCATTCCACACCTCATCATTGTCCACTTTGTATGAGCCAAACCAACTGCCATCGGTTAACTTAAACCCAGCAGGGGAGTGGATGCCTCTTTTGCTATCAATCAAAAAGGATTCAATCATATACACACCCTCAATCATCTGGTTAGGGTCGTGCATAGCATTAACTTCTTTTGTATATGACTTTTTAAAGAACTTATTGCGGATGTTATAAATATCATCTGCCGTAAACAGTCCGTAATATTCACCATTCTCATCTGACCTAAAGATTGGCAAATCCGCTACCATTAGCGGTCCAGATATGATTCTTTTTTCTTTGTCGGCTGCAAACTTGAATTGCTTTTTATCTATCTGCTCAAGTTTCCTTTGCGCCCATTCTATGCCATCATCGCCACCCCAAGCTAACCACATTAATCTTCCACATCCATCTCCTAACTTCTTATTGGAGTTTTGTCTGTGCCTTTCAAATGCTGCCATCCTTGCAATGGTATCACGGCTAATTGCCTCACCATTTGCTAACTGATTGGCTCTTGCCTTGCCAACATCCGTTCCGCAATCACCCCATCCGTTTTCCTCTGCCCATCTTAAAGCAATCTTTGCATTTTCTTTGGCTGCCTCTGGGTAGTCTGTATAGCTTTCAAACTTTTGCAACTCATCTTCGTGGTATAAATACTCACTATCTTCTGTGTGTGTTGCACCTGTCATCAATCTGCCTTCCGCATCTTTATGTGTTGGGCCTGTCCATAACTTGCCATCGGCAGTATAGTGTGGCATACCTTCTGCAAAACCTTTTTTCTCCCACTTGGCATAACACATTGCTGCTGCTTGGTCTTGCTCATAACCATTGCCAACTTCAACCCCTATGCAGCGAGAAACAAATTCATCTTTGCTCTCGCCTTCTTTTGGCTCAACTATAAACTGATTATTGAATGCTTGCCAGTTCATTTCGATGGCAGGCATATCAACCAAAGCAACTGCGGTTACTTCGGCCTCATCATCCTCGCCAACTTTAAATCTGTAAATGGGTAATTTTTCCATCTCTTATAAATAGATTAATTTGTTTTAATTGTTATTGTACTGTTGCCTGATTGCGGATATTGTCAACCCTGCCTTGTGTGGATGTGATGTCCTTTTCTAAAACATATACCCGATTATTTTTAACATCCAATGACCTTGTAATTACTGGCTCATTTCCGTTTGTTAATCTGGTTGCATTGCTTGCAGGTGCAATCATTGGTGCGGATGGTGCTGCGCCTCCACCTCCTGACGGAACATTTCCCCCTCCTGACCCTTTTGGATTCGTTCTTGCAATAGCTGCTACCCTTGCCAAACCTGATGCAATCGCTGCGCCTGCCATAATATATGGATATGCAGGAAACGCAATAGTAGCAGGATTTAAACTTGCCTGTTTATATGCTATTTGCGCTGCATAGTATGTGTCAATAGTAGTTTGAGCAATAGCGATAGCCTTCATAGTTTCTGCATTTGCACCCATAGCGCTTGCCAAATCTGATAAACCTTGCATACTCGCATTGGCTATCATTTGCTGATTCTGCAAATCTTTAATCCTTAATTCCTCTTTGAATTGATTTGCATCTACATCTAATTGTAAACCTTGTTCTTGAAGTTGTTTTAATGCCTCTAATCTTTTTTCGCCACTTAATTTAGTATCAGCAAAATCAAGATTTAAAGTATTTATTCTGTTTTGCCTATCTTCCTCTTGAGCCTGTTTTATTGATTCTTGCCTTTTTTTATCAGAATCTTGAACATATTTATCTCTTGCAATATTTAAAAGTTGTATGCCATTATCATATTCTTTTTGTTTTATTAAACCATCTTTTAGTTTTTGTTTTAAAATATTCTTTTCAGCAGTTTGTATCTTATCAAAATCACCAATGTATTTTACTTCTTTTGCTTTTAGTAAATTCAATGTGTTTTCTAAAGATTTTACCCTTTCATCAGCAGCCTTATCTCTAATCTGTTTCCTGACTCCTTCTATCTCTATTAATTTTGCATTGTATTCATCAGACCCTTTTTTTAATAAAAATAATTCATCTTGTAAAAACTTTAATCTTTTTGCTAAAATATCCTTACCTTTTGCTTCTTCTATATCAAGTTGAAGTTTTCTACTTTTTAAGGAGTTTTCAATTTTAATTTTTTTATCTTCTTCTTCATAACCTTCATTATAAGCCTCTGCAACTCTTGACCCAAAAGATTTAGCAGCATCAATAGCTTCACCAAAATCTCCGCTAAAGAATTTAGCAACTACTTCTCCTATAACTCTAAAACTTTCAACCGCAGCCTTTATTGAACCAACGGCAATTTGTCTAAAGTTCTTAAAGAAATTAACAATCGAATCAAATCCGGGTATTGATTCTGATAATACTTCGCTAAACTTTCCCCAATTTGTAGCAATAGCGCCAATAGTAACTACAAGCAAACCTAAACCAGTTGCAGCTATTGCACCTTTTAAAGTAGTAAAAGCCTGAACAACTTTTGTTCCTATGGTTTTAGCTAAATCTGCAAAGTCATTTTTAAATTCTAAAACAGAATTTAATCCTTGACTGAAAGCCATTGCGCCTTGAACTTTCAATAATGTTTTTTCAAGGTCTTTACTTTCATTGCCAAACAAAGCCATTGCACCTTGCAAACCTGTAAATGCACCTGCTGCACCTTGTATTGCTCTGCCAAACATAGCAAACTTCTTCTCAGGGTCTGCATCTTCAATAGCATCATTAACACCCCTAATCTGTTCCTTTAATTGGCCTGCTTTTTTTCGTGCTGCTTCAAATGCTGCTGAACCTTTTTCTAAACTACCTAATGCAGTTGTTGTTTCTCGCAGTTGAGTTTTTAAAGATTTAATACTCTCGGTACTATTGCCAGTGTCAACTGTTGTCTTTAATATTATTTCTTCGGTCTGTGCCATTATTTTATAGGTTTTAATCTGTAATAAACTTCAACATTGATAGCACTATTGCCACCTGTCATTTCCTCTTTTGATGTTATAAACACCGCATCTTCAAATTGAGCCAAATTAGCTATAACTGTCCCTTTGTATCTTGTGTCAACTGCTGAACTCGTTAACGCACTCGGTAATTCTGCAATGGTTGTCGCATCATTCTCATATTTTAACTCAATCTTCGTTGCATTGTAGGCACTTGGCGAAACAAGTGGGTCATATATAACCTGCCCATATATGTCTGTAATCTCCGTATAATAACCATCAAATTTAGGAATGATGCAAACAGGAGTTGTATATATCCCTGTTACATCGTATTGCGTGAATCCACTTGCTGCATAAAATGGATATTGGATATTGTTAATAACCTGCTCACCATAAACCCCTGCCGTATATCCTGTACAATTTAGCAAGTTTACATTTGATGCTGCAACCTGATTGTTTGCCCCTCCGAGAATATTAATATACTCGCCTGCATAAGCATTGCCCTGACTATTTACAATCGCATTGTCGGTTTCGCTACCTTGAACATTGCCATCCCCATAACTCATGTTATTTGAGTTGCCATTGAAACCATTATCGCCTTTTGTTTGGTCATTATAAAAAACAGGGGAATCACCTGCAAATTTGCCCTCCTCATCTGTCCATATTTCGCTGCCACCATTCATTGTTTCAGCACCAATGTCTTGCCACTTACTATATGGCAACAACTTGAAGAACTTGCATTGAACAGTGTCATATCCTGCCACATTGTAATTAATCTCAATAAGCCTATAATAGCTGCGGTCAATTAAATACTTTTTGTCAAAGGTCAAATCCCTTACTTCAAATTCATTTAGCTTTAAACTCAATTCAATAACTTTGCTATCTGGGTCGGTTATCTCTTGAATGTTCTTTCGCCAATATTTATTAAATAAGTTATTAGTTGTATACCCACTTGCTGAATAGTAAACAATTTCGGGAACACCCCACGATAAATCAAATGTCGCATTGTTAGGGTTATCCAAATGTCCTGCATATTGGAAAACAGGAACGCTGCTTCCATTTACAGGAACAATGCCACCTCCTGACCTGTCATCTAATGTTACAACGTTTGTAAACCCAGATTCCAAAACATTGGCATATAAAACCCTGCCTTTTGAAACCTTCTGTGTATAGGTATTGTCTTTGTTCTTATATCTTACTTTGCTGAATATCCTATCGTGCCAACCAGGAGTATCACTCAATGGACTTGGCGCAAATGTTACCTTTATGTCTTTGGTTTCTTTTATAAACTGATTAGATATATCAAACTTCCTAAATCCATAAGTGTATGGGGAAATTTGATTATACTTCTGATTGTACTCATCATCATCTTTTTCATACTGGTATATATAAGTTTTATACTTAGCCAATTCAAGAGGAGTAATTTTAATCTCTTTGCTTGTGTCTACTTTGTTGGTAATATCAACAACTGTGTCAGTATAGTAGTCATCTCTTGGCTCAATCTTAATCTTGTTAGGAACATTTGGGTCAGGCTCAAAATAAAGATTAAACATGTTCTTCAAGTTGGTCATAAACTCAACTTGAGTCATATCTTGTGGCACAAAGTTTTTTAACTCAATGTTTGCCCCATCGTATTTCTGTGCGCTTGGCACATTGTAAAACTGAATCGGAACATTGGTTGTGTTAAACCTCCATTCTAATGTACCCAAACCGCCTCTGAATGTATTTATCGGGGTATCAATTTCAAGGTAAACCGCATCTGTTGTTTTTAAGAAAACAGGAGTTGTCATCTCGATTGAGATTGCCCAATCAAAAAAATCGCCCCCAAATAATGGGTCGCCTCTGAATGTTGTTACAGTTGCTAACGTGGTATAGTTAGTGCCATCATATTTCCAAATGTTAACAGTTACAGGAAAGTTTCTTATATAATTACTTGCGGAATCATTATATTTAATATAAATCTCGCCTGTCATTATAAACCTATAATAGCCATCTTCTGGTATTGCGAACAATCCAGTTGTGGTATCATAGCCTGTTCCTGTGGTAGGTTGCTTAGGTGCATTCGGCAAAACAATCGTTCCTGCTGCCGTTGGAATAGTGGCATAAGAATTATTGGTTGTCCTATTTGCTAAGAATGTCCTGTTATCTATTTGGGTTGCGGTTAGATATTGTGCAGGGTTATCGCCACACCATAACACCAAGTTCTTAAATAGGTTGCTATTAAAGAATGTGGAGTCATAAGTATATCCGTATGTTTCAAATATTTTATCGACTAAGGTCTTAAGATAAACCGCAGGACTCATTTGGTCAATGAAATACTGCGATTCAAACCTTGCCAATCCTGTATCGATTATTGGATATATATATCCATCAGCAGATGTATGTGCGGTTGTGTCAACATTTGCAACGGTCAATGAGTGGTCATACGCTGACAAGTCAAGTTCCCTCAACTTCTTCTCGCCCATATCTTTGAAAAGGTTTGCTACCTCACCGAATAGCACTATCTCATAATCAACTGCGCCATCAGGTCTTTTGACAATATTTGTCAACTGAATGAATCCTTTAATCTGAACCAACCCATTGCGATATAGTATAGCACTTGTTTTTAGTGCCACATTAAAGTCAGGGTTATACTGGGTTTCAGTTGTGTTTATGGTATATCTTGACAAGTCAAATATGAATGAAAACACCTTGTTGTTGTTCGATGTTCCAGGCACTTTGATTGTGCGAGTATAGTCCGACCTCCTTTGCTCTGGGTCAACTATATCCGTGATGCTCTTGGTTAGGTCAATAGTTTCCGACTCGTATAAATCAATCTTATACGATGTGTTGCCTTGATATACTAATAATTCATTTATCATAATGACTGCCTGTATCTATTATAAGAGTATTGCATATTGCAGGTGATTTTATGTAACTGCCTGCCAGAGTTTAAGTATGTTTGGTTTTGATATCCTGTTTCGGTTACTTGTACTGCAATGAAATCAGTCGCACTTCTTTCCAACCAAATCAAAGGACTTTCAAATAAACCTTGCATCCATTCCGATTGAGCATCGGTTATCCAATCTGAGTTCAATAATACGTTATCAATTATCTCGGTGTTGTAATTTACCTTTAATCTGTCCGCATCTATGTAACCGAGTGGAAGCATTTTTCTGTATTGTGTTCTGTTAACCTCAATGCTCTTTTGGTTTACTGCCGTGAAGTTATATGCCTCCCATCCTCCATATTGGTTTAACCAATGCAGGCGATATGTTCCATACTTAGTGCAGGCAGGAACTATGTCGATTCTGTATGTTTCAAGTATAGTTTCGGTCATTCCTATTATGTTCATAAACTCAACGTCATAGTATGCAGTATTTGCATTTAAACTGAATCCGCTTATCTTTTCTGCATTTACATTGTAAACATAAGTTGTTCCCGATTGACTTATTCCTTCAGTTGTGGTAACAAGCAAAGAGCCTGCATTGTCATATTGCTTCACTCTTATATGGCTCAACCTTCTACTTGCA